CTTTATCAGAATATTTAGACATTAATGCTTGAACTTGAGTAGGATCAATATCTACAGCACTAATTCTTCCTTCTTTATCAAAATAAGTATGATGTGACCCTTCATGCCAAATGCCTAAAGCTTGTGCATATTCTTTACTTCTATAACCACTAATAGATCTTAAACCCAAGGCATTAAGAGATTCCACTAGCTTTGGATCTACTTTTGACATATCGGGTTTGTTGAATTTTTGTAACTGTGAAGTAATTCTTTGATTAGCACCAACAATTTGATTGCCATTTTCAACACTACCTGACCATCCACCTTGCATAGCTTGACCAAACCAATTTAATCCTGTTGGTTGGTTTTGTAATGATTTATCAGGAATTAAACCAAAAAATTCAGCCGCTGCAACAATACCTCTAGATAAAGCTTTTAATGCTTCTAAAAAGGTGTGCATATCTTCTTTGGCTTCACCAGAAACCAAATATTTACCAAATTCTTTAATGCCTTGATTAATAGTATCCATTGCTTCAGCAAATTCTTTACTACTAAGCAATTCATCAATAGTGTCAGCAATTGTTCTTGCTAATTGTCTTAATTGTGGAGTAAGTCTATCTAAATTCTTAATTAAAGAATTTTCAATAATATTGCCAGCTTCTTTAAGACCTACCCAAAATTGTCTAAATGATTCATATTTTTTTTCATCTATTGCAAAATTTCTTTCACCAGTTTGCAATGATTCCATCATTTTCTTAAACTCATCTGGGGTCATATTCCAAATGGTTTGAACTTGTTCTGCTGTGGCAATATCTTTAATACCGGGGATGGTATTCATAGCCACATCAACCATTCCACCAGACTGTTCTTTAGCTTGTCTAATTCTTTCTAAAGCTGGAATTAAATTTTGATAGGCATTTTTACCTAAAGTACCACCCAATATGCCAACTTTATATTGTTCAGTTAGGTTAGTTTGCAGGGTTTGAATGTTGCTTAAAATACCCTCTATGCCACCCAAATAAGGCTCACCATAAGTTCTAGCTGATCTTAATTGTGAAGTGCTAACTCCTAGTCCTGTGGCTTCTCTACGAAGATTACTAGCACTTGAAGCTAATCCACCAAGACCAAATCCACCACCAATAGCACTATATGTTAGCCATTTAGCGGCAGATAATGCCGCAGAAGCCATATTAGAAGCAATGCTTTTTGTATATGAAACAGCCCCTTTTAAGGCAATTGTTCCATCAGAAATGGCTTTATTAAAATCTTTTTGGCGTTTTTCAGCTTCTGCAATAGCTTTATTTGCTTCTTGCCATTTTTTAGACTGTTCATCGACAGCCTTTTTGTATTTATTAAAGGCTTCTTGAAAAGCTTTAAACTTTTCGTCTAATACATCTATTTCGATTACTGATTTTACTGCCATGTTAATTTCCTAATCAAAATAAACTTTTGCTTTTAATAGCCCTAATTAAATACCTTTGCTGATATTCTGAAGCATCTTCCCACTTAAAACCTATTTCCTGCATAAATTCACCAAAACTGATGTAGGTTAAATCCTCTAAGACACTATGGATGATGCCTTCACCTTCTTGCCAGTACTTTCTTCCTTGGTCGATGTCGGCAAACCATTCATATATTCCGTACAATCCGATGATGTAAGAACCCAACTTCTTAATGCTCCTGCCATCTCCAAGAAAGAATTTTTCAGATCCTTCGGAGCAACCTTGGAGATTGCAGTAAAAAAAACCAATGAGCTTAATGCTTCAGCTTCTTCATCTTCATTTAAAACACCTTTTTTTACTGCTGTATCAAAAGGAACAGTTTCCCATCCCTTTTCAGTACTAACTAATACATTGGTCAATCTAATAATTTCATTAACTAGACCAAATTTAACTCCACCTGCACCTTCCCAGTTGCCAGCCTTCTGCGACATTGACTTCAAAGCAGGGTAGGCTAACTGGGGTGCAGATAAAGCTAAATGTGCTTCATTAACACTATCGAAACATTGACTAAATACTTTTCCTAGTTCTAGATAAAATTGTTCAAATACAGATCTGCTGATTGAAGTGGAATGTATGTGTACTACACCATTTTCTTCAGTCTGCACCTGCATCACAAGGGACAGATTACGATCAATTTTCAATTTTTATCCTTTCATATTAGGAAGAAGCAAATAGACTTGAGTTGATACTGTATACACCACGCAAACGAACTACTAAACCAGCTTGATTACCATCAAAAGCAGTTTCCTGAACACTCATCAAAACACAGTTATTTAACTGAAATGGTGATAACACTTGAGTGTCTGGGTAAACAGTTACTGATCCCAAAGTGGTATTTGTTTCAATTTGTGTTTTGTAAGCATTACCTAAAGCTTGAGTTCTTAGCAAGTGCATAGTCACAGTGCCAAAAATGTATGGCTCTGGTGAAGTTACTGCACCTGTAAGAGTAGGAATCAACATGGATGTATCACCATCAAAAGCCAAACTAATGGCTTCTCTAGATAAATATCCTGATGTCACATTCAAGTTAGTAAAGTTAGCATATACAACACTGGCTAGTAGCCTATTTAGTGTACCTTGTTGGATTTGTGGATTTGCCATTTATTTCTCCTTAAACTGGAATATTAGATGCAGTTAAGTAGATAGTAATGGAAGTAAATCCTCTCAATGGAACAAATGTTAGGCTTAAACCATTATATGTACCAGTTGCATAATCACTTGGGTGCTGTGCAACATAAGTAGTAAATGGAACAGCTTGCACTGTTGCAGGAGAAAGAATTAATCCAAACGAAATACCATTATTAACTGTTGCTTGGGCTACCTTTTGCAAGGTATTAATACCAGCTTGGTTATAGTACAGAGGATTAGTTGGTAAATTAGAGCCATTAATGACTGCATTAGCTAAAGCTTGAGCAACATTAATTGATAACCAATCTACACAATACCAGTAATTAAATGGATTTACATCCATAAATGTGCCATAGAAAATACAAGTATTACTAATACCACCTTGAGCACCTGTGCCAATCCAGTTCACACCTGCCGCTTTCAAAGCAACCTGATTAGCATTGGTTAATGTGCTGTATGCAGTTACACCATACACATAAGTAAATGCCAAAGGATGTGCTAGATTGCTTGCACTTGGGTTATAGCTAAGAGTGACTTGGAAAATTGATGCCGCACTAAACTCTGTAATAGGAGCACTAGGGCTTTGAACTGTTGCAAAAACAGATTTTTTACCTGTCCAATTACTATATGTTGCTAAAGTAGTGGTTACATAAAAATAAGTTTGTGCTGTAGTTCCATCAAAACTACTTGCCATTGTTTGAGCAGTAGTTTCAGTATCCCAAGTTTTGGGTAACAGAAAACTGTAAAACTGTGGTGTAGATGATGTGGTTGTATGACCATTGCTAGAAGCAATGTAGGACTGCAATGCAGTTACACCTTGTGCAGGGCTTCCAACACCTAATTCAAGCACATAAACAGATTGAGTTGTTCCTTGTGCAAAAAAGGTATTAACCATTGCAACTAATTCAGTAACATCCTCTAAAGTTTCAGTACCACCACTTACATAAGATCCGGGGTTAGACAGCAAGGAATATGTAAAGGTTGTTGTTCCAGTAGAAGTTGCTGAAAAAGTGCCATTGTAACCAACAGGTAAAACACCAGTAATAGTTACTTGGACAGTATCACCACTAGGAATACCATGAGCAGAAGCAGTAGTCACTGTAGCTACATTGGTTGCCCAAGTAATAGTAGAAATGGCTACTGAACCAGTTAAGATTGAACTAAGATCAGATACTTGTGTTAATAGCTGACAAGTACCAGATGCCAAAGTAGTAGCACCCTGAGAAATCAGAGCACCTGTACTTTGCAGTGTTGATGGTGCAGGAGCTACTTGTTGAGTAACTACTACATTTACAATATTTGGCATATTTGCCCCCTAATTATAGATAGCTAATAGCAACAGTGTTACCAGATCCGGGTTCAACCACAATGCCATTAGCACATGGGAAATCAATTAGATAAGAACCAACTGTATCAGGAATAATGGCAACTAAATTAGTTGCACCAGCACCAGCGATACTTGCTGAATCATATACACCACCAGTAGCAGAACCACCTGCAACTAACACATTAATTTTTGCAACACGACCAGCAGTAGCTTTTACCAAAGTATTTGCAGTCACATTGAGAAAAGTCTTTTGACCTTGACCTGTTAATAAAGCACCATTTTGAATGGTTGGGTTTGAAGTAATTGCCATTTGTAACTCCTTTTTTACACTAGTTGAGATAACACATCTTACTACTTAATTTTAACTTGGAACAGTGCCTTCTGTAAGAGAAATAAAGGCGTGTTCAATTAATTGTCTTGCAAGATTATTAACAGTTGTTTGGAAATAACTGACTTCAAAGGTAATGACTTTTTTCTGAGCAATAATGCCCATTTCAGGTTGAGTAACTTTTTCATCTTGCATAATTGGCATATTCATTAAACCAATACTGCCATCATTTCTCATGTAATCTAAGATATATTCCACAAAATTTAGAGCATCATGATTTCTAACGCCAAAAAGTTCAATTTTGACTGTATCTTTAACTAATTGCCAAGGATTAGATTCTGGATCTAAAAGCATGACATCTTGCAAAGCCAATGTTTGTCTTGGGTCTATGTCTACTGAAGCATAAACTGGGGGTAAGTTTGGCTCTACCAAATAAGATGGATACATAGGGAAGAATTGATTCAAACTGAGCCAAATGGGTAAGCTATTAGAAACAATAACACTATTTGTATCAAATCCAGTCATTGAATCAATGACCTGTGTATTCATTATGGAATACAGTGCATCACCCCTGTAATGATATAAATCAGCCTGTTTATACCAATTTTCCCTTCTGCTAAAGGCATATTTAAAACCTTGATAGCTTGCAATATATAAAAATTGAGGATTTGTTAAATTAAAATCCTGTATTGGTTGCAAGGAAGTGAAAATAATGTGGTTGTAAACAGTAGTTCTATCAGATAATTGGTGCAATTCTTGATGCACATGGAATGATCCCTTGGCAGTTATCTGTCTTGCAGGTACACCTTCAGAATAGTTGTCATACAATAGTTTGTTATATTGCGATGCATTATAAAGAGCAGAATCCGTTAAAAGACTAGCATTTACCCAAAATACATAACCATCCAAAGGCAATACCAATTTCACATAAAGAGTAAAAGTAACCTCTTCATAGTTAGAAATGGTTTCTACACCTTGAGCTAATCCTGAAGCCAGTTGTGGCTTTGCACCTATTGTTTCTTCAATACTAGCCATTATTCAATCCAAACTTTAGTAGAAGCTTCAAAAATACCTGTATCAATGAAAGATGGTCTACGGACACCAGTTTTAACTCTTTTGAATTTTTGTCCTTTACGAACTTTTCTAGGGGTTTTCCCTGACATTGTTCTGGTGCTTAAACCTTCTAATGCGGCTTGTGTTGGTACTCCAGCCACTTTTCCAGCTAATTCTTCTTTGTAAATAAACTCTTTAAGCTGTTTAGTAATTTGTTGACCTGCTGAATCAAATGGTTGCTTTGCAACATGACCTGTTGCTTGAAAAGTTTCAAATGCTCCAGCAACTGCTTCACATAATTCATGCTCTATATCTCCATGATGTATATCTACAAAAGAAGAAAAAAGAGTATATTTTTCTTCTAAAATCTTTCCCAACTCGTAGGATGAAAGTCCACCGGGTTCAGGAACTTCAATCACACCCAGTTTGAGTTTCAATTGATACCCCAAAGAGTGCCAAAAGTCTGCATAAAGGCTATAGCTTGTCTACCATAGGGATCTTTGATTCTTTGTAAATCAAGCAGTCCTAGGTCTTGTAAACCCCTTCCTACAGCCAAAGTTTCACTAGTAGATACATCAGAAGCAGAATTAACCACACCAGCAATAAAATTATTAATACCATAAGCTTGTCTTGCATCAGCAAAAAAAGTTTGACCATTGTAATCTTGCTGAAACTGTAACAGTTGACTACCTGCATAGTTATAAACTGTTAAGGTGTAAATATCATCTAAAGTGCCTGAAAAGTAGTCAGGAACTAGGTCTTGAGCCACCACAAATGCATAGTTCCAGCCGGGGTCAGTAGGTGACATGGCAGTAGTTGGGATGCCCATTACTGCATAAGCCCATGCAATAAATCCATCCAAAGTGGGTGGAGAAACGATTGGATCAGCCATAGATAGCCACCTTACAAAGTTTTTTCTATTCTAAACAAAAAAACCCCCGAAGGGGTTCTTTTTATGCAGATTTTCTAGGTCTGCCTTTTCTAGGAGCTTGACCTTCATGAATTACTTCAATGGTTTGATCAAACTTTTCGCCAACATCTGCGGCATTTTTCTTTTCTTCTACTACTTCTAATTCAATACCAGCTTTCACCTTCAAGCCCATTTCTTGAGCTTTTGTTGAAATAATTTGATCCTGAGCCGCAGCAGTAATATTACGGGCTTCTTGTGCTCTATCAATCATTTCTTGGTCAGATTGGCTTAAACCTTCTTCAATAGCAGAAACACTAATAGGTTTGCCAATTCGGTAGCATAAGCCACCAAAGCCTTTTTTAACCTTTTCAGCTTCCATTAAGCCATAAATGCTATGTTGCTTAATGATGACATCAACTTCAGGTTGAGATTGAACTAGCTTAATTTGTGTACCAGCCCTGATTTTATGAACAAAAGGTCTGACATTTTCAGGAAGCATAAAAGTAAATAAATACTCCTGTTTACTACAATTTGCGATATATAAATCCATGTTATTTCCCCTAATGGGTGGGGGACTGATGATGCGGAGATTTTTTAGATCTCCCAGCCCCCCAAAGAACAAGTTCCCAGCATCACTTGGGTTCTTAAATCATAACAAAAAACCACCCCGAAGGGTGGTTAAAATCCTCACGATTTTATTAGTATGAAGCACTAATGATTGTCATACCTTCAGGGCGAATACCCCAACCAGATGTACTACGCAATGTGTAGAGGGTGGTAATGCCACCATCAGGCAATGGAGTAGGAATCTCAGTAGGAGCCGCCACATCACAAAGCATCAATGAAGTTGCAGTTGTGTTTGGTGTCAAAGTAGCGAAAATGTTAGTGTTGATACGATCATTGGCTTTAGGAATCTTGAGTTCTGGAGCAATCAAGATAATTGCATCAGTACCACCAGAACCTTGACCAATAAGGGTGTCATCAGCCGCAAAGCTGACATCATCACCACCTGCCCATTGAGCAACAGTTTCTACCAAACCAGCGGCAGTTTCAACACCAGCACCAATACGCTGGAATTGGGTCAATGACACAATACCTGCATAAGAGATTTGTTGAATGAAACGCTGTGGTGCAACAAACACCAAACGGAGTGGTTGACCAATTTGCAATGTAGTAGTTTTTAAGTTACCAATTGCATTGAGCAAGAACTGAGCCAATTGACCAGAATCCCAAGTGCTGTAGCCAGTATTACCATTGCTATCAGAACCCAAGTTGACACGGGTTGCACCAGTTGTATTGAGCAAGCCTTCACCATTGGCTGGGTTATAGCCATAGAGAAGAGCATTACGCAATTGCTGTGCAATACCTTGACGAGCCGCTAAACGGAGTGCTTCTGGAAGAGCATAGCCCCAAGCACCAGTAGCCGCTTCATCAAAGTTGTCATATTGAGCACGGGTTTGCATACGATAAGTAGCAGTGCTAATCATGCTAGGGATAACAGAAGCTGATGGCAACTGATTAACTGTAGATTGAGAAGCACTAACTTGTGTAGTCAACTGTACTTTTTTAGCGTAAACATAAAGATCAGCTTCACCAAGTCTAGGCATTGGATTCTCTGTTGCCAGAGCAGTAAATGCACCAGAAGCCAAGCTGTACTGCATGATCATTTCAGGCATCATGTAGTGTGGGTTTACTGTTACAAATGAGGGTGCGAAACCTGACATAATGTGTTTCCTTTCTTAAATTTGAACTACTGCAATATTGCCAGTAGAAGTCCAGTTAGCATTGCCAGTTACGCTTGAGTAGGAAACCAACTTATTGTTTGCAACACTTAAACGCAAGATTTTGCAAGGAACTGCAAAGTTGCTAGTAGAAGTAGTTGTCAACAACAGATTGGTAGTATCCCAATAAACTGTTTCAACAATTGAAGAACCTGCTAATGCAACAATAGAAGCATCACAGGGCAATGGAATACGAGCACCACTACCAAAACGATAGAAGTTTACTGTCATACCGGGGCTATACAAAGGAGCAGTACTTTGTGGAGTAGTGATTCCATTGAAAGCTTGGTTATAAACAGCAATACCAGTTGGAGCAGTAGAAGCTGTTGCTTGGATAACTGTTCCACCTACTGTGTCTGTACCCGGTTGTTTGTCACCAGCATAGTAGCCAGTATTCAAAGTTGGGATAATTTCAGCAATAGGCACACCACCCCAAAGTGGAGAAGTGGCTGAAGTGGACAAAATACCACCAGCAAGCTGGAATTTAACGGCTGGATCGTCAAGAGTATCCCCTTGAGTATAGCCATTACTATTGGTATTAAACAGACCATTAGCAACAGTTGTTTGCATTGGCTGTAAAGAGATTTGTGCAGTCATGGCTTAATCCTTAACGCTTAAAGTTTTCAACATTGAATTTAACTACACGGGAAGCCGGTACTTTAAATTCACCTAACCATGCTTCCATATCACCACGATAAGTTGTGATGGTACGACCAGCTTGGTCTTTCTTATGCATAGCAATCAATTGACCTTTGCCAATTGCACCAATATGGCGTGAAGCAGAAATAGCATCAGCATAAATGCGTTTTTCAACTATATCCAACATTGCTTCATCAGCAATCTTGTTGATATTGATATTCTTCATTTCATCGCTATGAGCTTGTAAACCACGAAGCATACGCTTACGATAGTTAATTAAAGATTCACCTTGCAATGGGCGTGATGCAGATTTGCCAAATGCAGAGTAGACAGAATCAGCTTTAGCTTGACAATCAGCGTATGCGGCTTCTTCATCATCTTTCTTAGCCGCTTTAGCATCATCATCTTCTTCGTCATCATCGTCTTTTTTGAACTCCATGTGACCGGGATCTTTAACTTCACCTTCATCATCAGGCTTGATTTCACCAGATTGACCATGTTCTTTAGGATCAGATCCTTCAGCATCCTTCTTAGCTTTACGCATCATGAATTTCTTAGCTTTGGATTCAGACATATCGTCATCATCTTTACGATCATCTTCTTCCTCATCATCATCACAAGCTTCCATGTCATCATCTTTTTTGGCTTTGACTTTTTTATCAGCCGCAGTCACTAAAGGTGGAGCAGGAAGGTTTTTTTCCATTTCATCCAAACGGGTAATTGTTTTACCCAATAAGGACATAATGGCATCCAATTTATCGCCTTGGGCATCTGCCTTTGGCTCAATCTTATTTTCAGTCATTTTCAGACACCTCATTGTTAGTTAATAAAACGCCAGCGGCATCGCCACCCTTGTCCCATACTCCTTTAGAACCTCTAGCTTTCGTGACGATTGCTATATGATCTAAAAGAAATGGTACACCTTCAATCAAGAGTGGCTCGCCATTCTCGGTTGTAAGTGTTATGTTACCAGCAGTTTGATCAAATACAACTGCTGGAGAAGTCGAAACTTCGCCTTCTAAAATTTCATCAATTGCTTGTTGGTCATAAATCTTTGCGATTCCCCAAACTTCATCACCTTTGATATAGGGGAGCATAATTGAACCAACTGCTCTGTTTTTAAATTCTTTAGTAGTCAATACTTGAGTATCAGGATGATCCATGATCACCATTAAACCATTGCATCTTTCTAAGAATTGTTCATTTAGGTATAAAGAAGGATCACGCCATACATTTTCACCAATGGATGATCTGTAAGCCAATCCAGTTCCTGTAATACGGATAGCCAATAAAGCAATATTGGCATACATTTGTGGGCTTGCCAAAATACCTTGGCTAATTAACTTAGCTACATCAGTTTCGGTTTTAGCCATTGCCACTTTAAAAGCAGTATCAATACCGGGGTGCAATGGTAATGGTAATGTTCTTGGGCTACACCAATCGTAGCCTGAAGATTCATAATTGAGTTTGACATCTTCTTTAGGGAAATTGTGAGCTACATAGTAGCAAAACTGTCCATCATCATACAAAACCTCTAAATTGCCTTTGTAATCAATGCCAGTTTCTTCTAAACATTCCCGTCTTGCTGTTTCTTCAAGGGTTTCATCGCCCTTTTGATGCCCACCGGGGACACACCAAGTGCCGGGGTAATCACCACCACCCATACCTCTACGGATGAGTAAAACCTCTTCATCAGGAGTAATAAACATAATTCCTGATGCCCTGCCTTGTGCTCCAGCCATGTTAGCTTCGGGCTTTACATTGATTGGCTCTTCAGGCACTAAATCCAAATTTTGTTCGATTGGCTCATTTTCTGCATCAGGAACGCAATTTGGCACTTGTTTACCATCTTTTTCTTTCATGCCGAACTGTTCATATCCTTCCCAGCAAGGATCGGCATCAACATATTGCTCAAATTGATCTAAAACTGTTGCTAAATCGGCTTTGATAGCTTGTAAATCCTCATCGCATTTCCATTTACGCAATGATTTATTGATTCTAGAATTAGGATCATGTGCCGTTTTGCTACTAGTGAGCTTGGCTTTCATGCCTTTCATACGGGCACAAAAAGACTTTTTCCTTGCTCCACCTTCAGGTTGTGGGGCTTTTAAATGAGCACCATGAGCCTTATTGTAAGAAGCCCTGCCTTTGGCGTTTAATCCACCTTCAGGATTTTTACCCTTTTTGGTTTGCCATGCTTCTGAATCTTCGCCAAATCGTTCTACTGGCTCATCTTCATCTTTTTTCATTTCTGAAATATGTTTAGCCACTTCACGCAGTTTTTCGCCAATATCAGAAATTTGCAGTTTTTGAAGGTCTTTTGATAATTCACCTTTACGGACAACAATATTGCTATCTGTTTCAAATTCTGTAGGAGTGAGTAAAACAGGAGCAGAAACTTCGCCATCATCTTTTAACAGTTTGGCTTCCATTTCTTTTAGTAATAGCTCGTTGAGCCATTCTTGGGATTCATTATCATCTTTATGCTTAATGAATTTTTCACCTACCGATTTTGGAATACCAATAGTTGACTTGCCTGATGCTGCGGCATACATGGCTCGTCTTTGTTCTTCCGATTGAAATGGCATAGGTAAAACCCTAAATTACTTTTGCTGATTGTAACGCTAATAAACCCTTTGGTGTCAATAATTCTTTCACCTGACGCAAGTGATATAGGTACACATAATTACAACGGCAAAATACCTCTTCAGCAGGAGAAGTAATATCGTCAGTATATCCATTTATTGGATTGATGTAACCTTCTTTCACAGCCCAAGATCCTCTAATGGCATAAATCTTTTCATCCCGTTCTCTGTGATCTTCTCTGTAGTCATAATTCATTTGTCGCCAATGACTATGCCATTTAGCTCCGATTGCTCCATTATCAACAGCCACAATATCGTTAATATTGGAGATTAACTTATGGGTCTGGTCGATAATCACCCGTCTTTGCTTAAAAGCAATATCACTCATTCCCTTTTTGATATTGGCTTTTTCTTTTGGGGTCGGTTTAATCTTAGTGCCACCAGCAGGAATAGAAGTAGCCCAGCCTTCAAATCTACGGAGCACCATTCTGATAGATTGTTCTCTGTCATCTTTAATCAGATTGGCTGAAGCAATAATCCGTCTATCCAGTTCTGATCTAAGCTTTCCTGATAACTTGCTTACATCGTATTTGCTGACATTCTTATTAACTAATCCATTTTTGGTAACAAGTCTATGAAAAGCTTGATGCAACGCCTTTTCCATTTTTTGTTGCATTACCCTTTCAGGTAATAGGTGAGCATCTGCCGAAAGCTTAATTTTGTTTAGCCAATACTCTAGCCGTTTGACATCATCAAACCCAAACTTCAAAAAATCGGCAATAGCCGAGTTAATGATTTCAAAAAATGTCATACTTTGGGTTTAGGAATTTTTTCTTCTTCGGGCTGTGCTACTGGTGGCTCATAGGTAGCGATAGTGTCATAGTCCAACTCAAGATCAGATACAAATGCATCGGGCATTTCATTCATGTTATCTGCTATCCATTGGATAATCTTGGCTTTGTTTTCTTGATCGACTGAAGGCATGATAGTTCTAGCAATCTCGGTCAAGCCCTTCAATCTCACATCATTTGCCGTAGCTTTCTCAGAATCAGGTTCATCCAGTAGAGTTTCCCATTCAGGCTTAAATTCGTCTTTCCACATATAGAAAGCCTGCTCGTAGGTCTTATCTGCATAAACTTCAGGATAAGCGTTCTTTACAGATTCAAAAAACTGTTGATTCCAAGCTCTATGCATCACGATATTGTCGAAGAACTCAAATAAGGTTCTCATATCTTCCCTAATGCCATCAATATATTGCATGATTGCTTTGGCATCTTCAGAACCTTCACCGAAACCATTGGTAAAAGCTTCATCCTTGAGTAACATCGCTGGCACATCTGAAGCAGCGGCAATATTGGCAATGATGTTATCTCTAGCAGTAGTCATAGCCGTAGAAGTGTTATTTAGGTCAATAGCCGAAATATCCTCTTCTACATCAATAGATAGAACATTATTGGTAGTACCTGATTGCAACATGGTGCGTTTGATACCACCAGCAATCTGCATGGCTCTATTCACGATAGAGTTACTTTGCTTCATTTTGGCGATTAACAGTCCAGCCTTAACAGTCACCATGTCATCGGTGATCATGGACTGAATATAAGACTTCATCGGATAGAAAGCTCTTTGGAATACAGAACGACCAGTAAAGCCAAAAGCTGAAGATTGGAATCTTAAATAAATCGGGGTATTGTTAAACATCACACAACTACGACTTGGATGGTATGGTTGCCCTGCCGCAGTAATCATATCCCTAGGCTTTTGAAAATCGGGGGCATTAGGG